GGATTCTTTTCCCATATTTGCAATGCGCATAAGGAGTTATTATGGCTAGAAGCGGAACACTGATTAGAGGTAAGAACGGACAGTACATTAAAGAAACCGTACTTAATAAGATTAAGTATTTTTGTAACTTCATGATTACCAAGATTGAGAAATGGCTCAAATAATACTAATAGCAGTTATTACGTTCCTATTAGCGAGCTGTAGTTCACTAGAATTTAGAAATATAGCTAAGACAGGAGCTACTACTGCTGTTACATATTTAGTAGCAGGCCCTATCCCGGCTGTTGCTAACATAGCAACCTCTATGGCATTTGATGAGCTAGTGCCTGACGAACCGAAATTGAAAGACGTTAAAACTAAAACCCAAGCCGTGGCTCATGTGGCTACCTCTTGGGGACTGAACGCTCTATACGGATTTATAGCGTTTCTGTTGATAACAAATATACTAACTCCACTGTTGACTAAAAAGTGGGGTTATAATGAAGCTAAACAAAAATATAGGAGGCGTAAAGATGACTGAATTAATAAATAAGATTAAATCAATGAATAAGACTACTCTCGCGGTAATCGGTATATTCGCAGTAATTGCTATTGCTAATATGCTCGGTTATGGTGGTTAATGTAGGTACAGAACAAGTACCAGTTTGGGTGTATGTGCACCACAGGATGAAGACATGAGTAGATTGTTACTAGTGAGTGCTATGGTTGTATCAATGACAGCAATGGCGTTTTTTAATATACCACAACAGATGTTTCAAACAGGCTCACAGATGATGTTCCCTGCTCAAGATAAGCAAGAACCTATTTGTGAGTGTAAATGTGTAACTGCCCAGTAGAATAAACTAGGGTTTTAAGGCATAATAACAAGTAACAATTTTTGGAGTATATCAATGGGGATAAGCACTGTAGAACAGGGAGAAGAACTAGGTTTAGTCGTGCAGATTGAAGACGGTACAAGCAGTGGTTTATACCCTCGTGTAATCGTTACAAACGATTCTGGAAGCACAATCACTGGAGGTACCATAGACCTAACGGCAGCAGGTACCACCGGAATGTACTACAACGCAGGTACAGCACTAACTATGCCTAATAACGCATTTGTAACGGCTACTTATATCATTTACACAGACTCCTCTCATACCACAGAGTCAACAACCTATATGCGCGCAGCGGATGTATTTATGAAGGCCGGAGAGGTGTCTGCAGATATTACCAAGATAAGTGGTTCATCGAGCGCAGCAGACAAGCTGGAAGCTAATGTCTTGCTTACACTAGACGCGTCTATTAACGATGCATCCCCTAGTACTACCTCTTTTGTAACCACTCTAACTGACACTAGCACAGATGCTTACGTAGGTAGAGAGGTACATATGACTAGTGGTAATGCGGCAGGTGAGATTAGTAAGATTTCAGCCTATGATGGCAGTACTAAGACTATCACTTTACTTCCTGGTATGTCTACCACCCCTGCAAACTCAGATACCTTCACACTTTTTTAACTAAGCCATATGAGCGCTAGACTAGGGTTTACAGGATACGGAAGAAGAGCCCGCTACGACGGAACTGTTGACATAACTCTCACCGCGCTTACTTTAGTGGGTCAGGGTACAAGCACTGTTGAGGACGTGCTTGTAGATACTGCGGCTATATCACTAAGCGGTAGTGATATAGATATCCGAGGGGATATAAATGTAGCTACCGCCACTATTTCCCTCGTAAGTCAAGAAGCCACTATAGTATGTACTGTAGAGGTGGGCCAAGGTAGCTTAGTACTAACCACGTTATACAACAATGTAACTCTTGTAGAGGATACTAATGTAGATGTAGCAGGGCTATCTCTACAGGGTCAGGAAGTAACAGTAATACAGTATATAAATGCTGACGCTTCAAGTATATCCTTATCTTCCTATGATATAACAATAGTATTAGATAGTAATATAAGTGTATTTGGGTTGGCCGGAACTGCCACGCTGGGTGGCGTAACCGTATGGGGTCAGGTATCATCTGATGATAATGATATCTGGACAGAAACAGTAACCGCAGACAGTACTGCTTGGGCAGAAGTAACTGCAGACAGTACTGTTTGGGCAGAAGTACCCGCCGCGTGATGATTAATTATTAGGAGAATTAAAGATGCCTTCGAGCTATACAAGTAATTTAGGATTTGAAAAGCAAGCAGATGGTGAAAATTCCGCTACTTGGGGCCAAAAGTGTAATGCTGTCTTCGATTTAATTGAGTCTGCTATAACGGACGTTGGTAGTATATCCATGTCGGCAGATACAAATAAGACACTGACTGATTTAGACGGTAGTGCTGATGAGTCTAGAAGTGCTGTTCTTGAAATTACTTCATCAATCACACTCACAACAACCCGCTCAGTTATAGTACCTACTTCGGATAAACTATATGTAATCAGTAATGGAACCACTGGAGGGCAGTCTTTACTGATTACAACTGCAGCAGGAACAGGCGTTACTGTAAAAAACGGTGAAAAAAGGAGTGTATATTGTGACGGTACAGATGTAGTAGAGGGCATCTCTGCTATGGCCTCCTTAGCATTAGATACAGCCCTTCCAATAACTAGTGGTGGTACTGGAGCAACTTCAGCCACTGCAGCAAAAACAGCATTAGGTATAGTAGATACATCAGTCCCATCAGGCGCAGTATTCCACTTTGCGATGAACGCAGCACCGTCAGGTTATCTAGCTTGTGATGGTGGGGCAGTTTCCAGAACAACATACGCTAGTTTGTTTACGGCTATCGGTTCTACATTTGGAGCAGGTGACGGTTCGACCACATTTAACTTGCCTGATATGAGAGGGCAATTTGCAAGAGGTTGGAACAGTACATCATCAGGTATTGACCCTTCTCGTACATTTGGCTCTGTTCAAACAGATGCTCTTCAGGAACACAGACATAGATTATCAACAGAACAAACGGGCGCATTTAGTAGTACGTTTGATGGCGCGTCAAATACAAATATATGGGGTAAGCAAGAGATTGAGGCTTGGGCGGTATCTACTGCTGATACAAGCAGCACTCCAGGTGGCATCCGACGAGGCGAGAACGATGACCCTGGTGTAACAAACTCAGGATTCGGTGTAGGCTCAATAAGAACTGACACAGACGTGGGTATAAACGATGATGAAACCAGACCAGATAACGTAGCATTACTTACTTGTATTAAGACATAGGAGAATAGTATGGTAGAGATTGGCGTAACACCAAGAAATGAGAGGGCGGTAGCACTAAGATTACAAGCAGACCCTATATACTTTAAATGGAAAAGAGGCGAGGCTACTGAACAAGAGTGGTTAGACAAAGTACAGGAAATTAGAGAGAGGCATCCAGACTAATGCCACACTCAGCGAATCCCTACGCGCCACACATTCCGTTCAATGAATGGCTACCTGCATATGCTCGTACAATAGATACCGCAGGTGAGGATTATGTAGACCCTTATACCGCGCCAGAGGACACCAGAACAGACTACCAAAGATTCTACGATTATGTAGATAAGGGTAGGTTTGGTTTTGCTGACCGAACACTAACCCAAGGACTAGGTGCCCTTATGCCTGGTGGGTCTATAATGACAAACGAAACTGATAGAGCGTATGGTGTACCTAATAACTCATCAGGTATGCTCTCATGGCTTACAGGCACAGGACCGCTCGGAGACTGGGCAGAACGCAAGGCAAAAGACTTGGGGAACGGCGAGGGCTTTCAACCCCGCTACGGTGAAAAATACTTCGGACCAGGTTCTAAGTATTCCGCCGCCATGGGATACACTGGACAAGAAAGACAGGACGCAATAGATAGATTCACAGGACTGGCCTTAGACCAAAAAATAACAGACGCCACTAGAGCAGAGGCATCTCTCTCAGAAAGAGGGCTTAACTACCTAAACTCACTCCCACTAGCACAGCAGACACTGGCACTAGAAACACAATACGTAAACGCATTAAACGCTAAAGGCGATATTATGTGGATGCAGAACAATCCCAATAAACCTCTAGAGGTTAGACAAAGTACAGGAATATTCAACGGTTTTTTTGATAATTGGGGTAACCGAGACGAGGGAGTACAAGCCGGGGAACTACAAGACCCTACTAACGTAGAGATTGTGGATAGGCCTCGGACTAACATACCTGCTCCTGCTATAACTAAAGACAAAGGAATTAGTACACTCCTTACCCAAGAAGACAACCTCGGGTACAGCCAGAACTATAGTGAAGGAGGGGGTGACAACTTCGGCCATGGTGGCGATAGTTCAGGTTATGGTGAATCAGCCTCAGGATTTGGTGGGCATGAGGATGGTACCGATGAAAGCGACGCCGCTGCAGCTGACCAGGGCGAATGGTAGATTTAAAGTAGGAGAATGACATGCCTTTACAATCAATAAACTTCCCCCCAGGTGTACAGAAAGATAATACTACATACTCCGCAGAGGGGTCTTGGTACGATGCAGATAAGGTACGATTTAAAGGCGGGCGTCCTGAAAAAATAGGCGGGTGGAAAAAACACCTGGCCGCAGTATTACAGGGGATAGGCAGAGCAATACACGTATGGCGGGCGAACAATGGCGTTATTACAACCTCATATGGAACTCATTTAAAGCTGTATGTCGAACAGGGCGGAGCACTTCATGATATAACCCCCTTACGTAAGACAGTTGACCCTGCAGCTACTGACACCTTAGCCAGCACTTCTGGCTCTGCTGTTGTTACAATAACGGACACAGGCCATGACTCTGCTGATGGAGACTTTGTGACGTTGACTGGATTCACAGTAGGCGCAACAGGTCTCTCATCTTCGGAGTTAAACGCTAACTACGCCATTACATATATAGATGCCAACTCATACACTATCAGCCTGGCTACTAACGCATCGGCAACAGTAGCGACTTTTGGAGGCAATAGCGGTAAGATAGAATACGAGATACCTATCGGAACGGCGACTGAAACCTTTGAGTACGGTTGGGGAACGGATGTATGGGGTAGCGGTACCTGGGGAACTATACGTGCTACGTCGACTATTACTCTATCCCCTAGAATGTGGTCTTTAGATAACTTTGGTGAGGACTTAGTAGCTACTTATGATGGTTCTAAGGTGTATACATGGGATTTCTCCTCTGGTACTAGTACAAGGGCTACCAGTGTAACTAACGCTCCTTCTAGAAATAACATCGCACTAGTAACCTCCCCTGACAGGCATTTAGTAGTCTTTGGAACTCATAATGGAACAGCTTTTGATGCCCTTTTGGTAAGATGGGCATCACAGGAAACCAAAACAGACTGGACTGCAACCGCTACCAACACATCAGGTAGTCAAATAATATCAGGCGGTTCTAAAATTGTGGCCGCTAAGAGAGCACAAGGACAGACCCTGGTGTGGACAGACACTGACCTGCATTCTATGCAGTACACAGGCCCTCCTTTTACTTTTGGATTCCAGCAAATAGCCTCACAATGTGGCGCAGCAGGACCTAGTGCGATGGTAGTTACGAGCTCAGTTACCTATTGGATGGGTCAGCATAGTTTCTATGTATATGATGGTTCTGTCAAAGAGTTACCTAGTACTGTAGATAGACACGTATTTGAGGATATAAACACTACCCAGAGAACTAAAGTCATTGCAGGACTAAACCAGGAGTTTAGTGAAGTGTGGTGGTTCTATCCTTCGGCAAGCAGTGATGAGAATGATAGGTACGTTACATTTAATTATGCCGAGAACGCGTGGTCTATAGGAACTATGGACAGAACGGCTTGGTTAGACCGAGAGATATACACCCTCCCACTAGCTATTAAGTCAACGGGCGAGGTATACGAGCACGAGACAGGTAGCACTGACGATGGTTCTAGTATACCTACTTATATACAATCAGCTGATTTCGACTTAGGGGAAGGAGACACTCTATTCTTAATGACTCGGTTTATACCTGACGCTGTACAAGGAGCTGGTGACATAGAGGTTACCTTTAACGCAAGGGACTACCCATCAAACACCCCGGTACCGCACGGACCCTTTACAGTAAAAGCCAATACTGATAAAGTAGATACACGAGTAAGGGCTAGACAGATGAATATTAAAGTGTCTAGCGATACCAGTGCGGGAAGTACTTGGAAACTAGGCACTCCTAGAATAGACTTAATTACTGCAGGGAGGCGTTAAGTGGCTGTTTTACTAAAAGAAAGATTCCCCATTCCTAGAGATATATACGACAGAGAGCAATTTAATCAGCTCGTCAGAGTACTAGAGTTAGCTTTCCGTAAAATTGATTTTGAGCTAGTGGAGGATGCACAACAAAGAGAAGCAGAGGACTGGTTTTTAAGACGATGAGTAACCTATTTAAAGTAAAGGGTATTAATCTAAATACTACAACGGAAACTACACTACTAACGACACCTGCCCAGTCGTCTTTTATCCTAAGTAGTGTTATAATATCGAACACTACTGCCGGAGCGGTTACAGCTAGCTTTGATTTCCATGATAGTAGTATTGGGGCTTCGTATAATATCGCCACTGACCTCAGTATAGGCGCCAAGACGAAAGTAGAGTTATTTACTAATACTTTCGTACTAGAAGAGCTAGACTCTTTAAAAGCTACCGCAGCTACTGGGAGTGCTTTGAATATTACAATATCATATTTAGATAGACAACGAGGCGGTTAAATGGCAGGTATACAAGACTTAGCACAATACGGTAGAGGCAACGATAGTATGATAGCCCACGTAACTCCCGGTGAGATGATGGTCCCACCTGAGATGATGGCGCGACACCCTGACTTACAGAGAAAGCTATATCAAGCATATATCGACGAAGGCATGGACCCTCGTCGATTTAAAGTAGGCTCTGGCATCACTTCTTTAAATCCTACAACAGGACAACCTGAATACGGATTCTTTAAATCATTACTAAAAGCAGCTGCTCCTGTAGTAGGCTACATGCTGGGCGGTGCTGGTGGCGCAGCCATTGGCGGCGGCTTGGCTGGTTATATGGACGGGGGTGGTTTTAAAGGCGCTCTTGGAGGCGCTGCACTAGGTTACATTGGCGGTAGCCTAGCAGGTGGCGGTGCTTTTGGAGATACCGTAAAGGGTGCTGCAGGTGGTGGAATCGGCGGATGGAGCCCTTTTGGTGCTGAAAAAGTCCAAGGGTGGGGTGCTAATAAATGGGGCACTGACCTAGTCAAAAACAGCATAGACAAAGCAGGTGGTTCTACTTTTAGTACTATAGGCAAAGGATTAGCTATAGGTGCAATGGCCACACCATTACTGGCAGACATTGACAGCGAGCCTCTAGCAGACCCTAGTGAAGACGCTAGCGCCACTGAGAAAGGCGAGCCTTTTGATTTAGACATCCCAAGCAGCAGTAGTTTTGTTCCTAGACATCAAATAACAAGTGATACAGCTGGGTACAGCAACAATAATGGGGCATATGCTACCTACCCATACCCTAACTACAAAGATATGGAACTCCCTAATATCGAGATACCGGATTTTGATTTTGATAACNTGTCCCTAGCGGAGATGAGGGAGCTATACAACCCCAAGCCCGTATATTTTAAACACGGCGGCATAATCAACAGCGGAACAACTGGTACAGCGGACGATGTACCAATTATGGCATCTAAAGGCGAGTTTGTAATGACCGCAGATGCTGTACGAAACGCAGGAAAGGGCGACCCTAGGCTGGGCGCTAAAAAACTATATAATTTAATGTACTCATTAGAAGGAGCTAGATAAATGTCATCAACAACTACCGTATCCGGAATACCCCCATGGATGGAGGACTATACGAAAAGTATAATGGCCTCAGGAGAGCAGTTAATTGAAAAACCTTATCAGCCCTATGAAGGTGCGGAGTTAGCAGGATTCAACACTAATCAACTAGATGCCTTTAATATGGTAAAAGGCAACATGGGCATGGGGCAGGAAGCACTGTCAAACGCTATGAATGTGTCGGGTGATTCAGGTAAGTCAGGTATTAACCAAGTACAGGCGGGTGCTGGTCTATTCAACCAAGGCGTAGGAATGACTAACGAGGCTGCCATGGCCTCTCGAAACGCTCCGGGTACCTTTAATGCAATGCTGCCTGGTCTTTCAGGTATGTACAAAGGGACAGCCCAAGCCTATAATCCTACCAGTGTAAATAACTTCATGAACCCGTACACAGCTGCCGTAACTGAGCAGGGTCTTGACGAGATACGCCGACAAGGTAAAAAGGACCTTAATCAGATTAGCGCAAATGCTGCTGCAGGCGGAGCATTCGGTGGTGCGCGCCACGGTATAGCCGAGGCAGAGCAGCGTAGAAATATGCTGAACACACAATCTCAGTTCATCAATCAGTCTAATGCCCAGAACTACGGTCAAGCACAGAACGCATCGATGCAAGATTTTCAAAACCAAATGTCACGTCAAGCAGGCGCTGCACAAGGTATTGGCGGGTTAGGTCAAACAAGCTCACAGCTACAAGCAAACACAGCCAGCCAGCTAGGGGCACTTGGTGGTCAGTACGGACAACTTGGAACTCGCTACGGTCAGGCAGGACAGCAAATATCTGATATAGGCAATAGAATGGCTATGACTCAGGCGGAACTAGCTAGGGTGGGTAGAGGATTCGCAGGTGACGATATAGCAGCGATGCAAAACATGGGTAACACACAGCAAGTACAGGCACAGCGAGGATTAGACCTAGATAAAAACCGTTGGCAGCAACAGCAACAACACCCATATGAACAGCTTAACTATATGAGTGGGTTACTTAAAGGGACACCATACCGCTCCCGTGATATGTCTGTGACAGAAGGAGACCAGCCCTCCACTGCAAATCAGCTAATAGGCGGGCTAGCAACACTGGCGGGAGCTGGTAAAGAGTTTGGTTGGTGGGGTAAATAAATGAGTATTTCAGAAAAGTTAGTAGAGTTCACTAAATCTTTAAACCACACAGATGAGTCTGCATTAGATAGGTACCTTCGACTCGAAGACGAGAGGTATGGCTATGCAAAGGCCGACAAGGACCTTGCTAATATGTCTATGGCCGATAGAATGTCTATGGGAATGGGTGCATTAGGTACTTTATACGCTAGTTCAGGAGAACAAGAGGGCGTGCCAATGCAAGACTGGACGCGCGCTAATCTAAAACCAGGTGCTATGAACGACGTGGGAAGGGGACTAAGCGCTGCGGTTAGCGAATGGACACCAGAGCAGATGCGGGTGTTTCAGGGCATACAGAAAGCTGGGGTAGACGGTTCAGCACAGGCACAGGCACAGGCACAGGCACAGGCACAGGCACAGGCACAGGCACAGGCACAGGCACAATTAACTCCAGCACAGCAGAGCGTAGTAGCGGGTGAAAACTCAATGAACCGTATGCAACAAGAGGTTGATTACGCTAAAGCACAGGCACAAGCACAAGCACACCAAGCACAAGCACAAAGTATGGCACAAGGTTTTAGGTCTGCTGACTTAGAAAGAGCGGGTAAAGATAACTATAAGCAAGCTTCTCAAGAAGCAACAAACCCTGCTTCTGGTTGGCAAGATGTACCAGCTTCAGTTTTTGACGACTTCAGAAACTCAGAAGAATACAAGAGAGGTACTGCTGGTCAGAACTATAAAGAGATGATGGGTATAGGTAATAAGGGTATTGTTACTAGTTATCCTGGTAGCGCTGCTCAAGCTAATGGAAAGGGGGGAATCCCGTCGATTTCAACTGGCGATTTAGAGTCAGCAAAGAAAGGTACTCAAGAGATAATTGACACGGCGGTAAAAGGCTTTATAGACCCTAACAAGGACACAACCAAGCAGGCTGAAATAGAGACCAGAGGTTGGTCAGAAGAGCATTTCCAAGGTGCCATTAACGCTATAGACGGCGTACTTGCAGGGGGAGAGCTAACTGAGCTACAACGCGCAGCGCTAGAGAGTGAGAGAGCTAACTTAGTTAAGATATACAACGCGCAGAAAGGCAGCGAAGACCCGTATAGCGCTATGGAACAGCAGATTGTCACTAACCAGGCGGATAGTCAGAGAGCAGAAGAAGCTGCAGAAGCACAACTACTAGCTGACCAGCAAGCAATAGCGAAGCGACAACAACAGGGGTATAACACTGTCCAGATGATGGAGGAATCTAAATCGGACGCCGGTGAAGCAGATGCACGGACTGATTATCTACAGAGTATGGCAGAGCAGGAGATGCTAGCTGACTGGGATATGGACACTCAGATGGACACTCAGATGAGTGAAATAGACGACGTGTACGAAGGCTTAGACTTAGAATATAAACAACGAGAAGAGCAGAAAAGAAAACAGGCTGCTTATATTGAATTTAGACGTCAAATGGAGGAATCTAAATCACCTATGGGTGAGGAACTAGCTAGAACAGCCTATGTTAGAGCACAACGAGAAGAAGCACAACGAGAAGACGTGGAATTCGCTAAGCAAGATGAATTAGAAACGGAACAAATGCTAGCTGACTGGGATGCAGAAACTGAATATGAACAAAGTGAAAAAGACACAGCAGAGTTAATTGCCGAGGCAAGAACAGGGGCTAGTGACCAATCACCTGATTGGCTGGGCGAATCCGAGACCCCTAGAGAGAAGTGGGAAAAAGGACAAGTGAAAGCAAACGAGGTACAGCAGAACATTATCAACAACGCTGACCAAGCGTACGAGGACGAGTTAGATGAATATCATGCAGGAATAGATGCAGATAACGCTGAGATTGACGCACGTACCAAAAAGGTAGTAATTAATACTGTACCAAAAACAATCACGGACCCAGATGCTGTGGGTGCTATGACCGCAGTTAAGAAGGAGATTACAAACCACGCTACAAACCCAGACGGTACACTGAAATCTGCAGGGGACCTGAGAGAGCTCTCTAAAAAGTTCTTTGAAGCAGGTGAGAAATTAGACAACCTTAAACCGTCAGAAAGAGACTGGGGCCCGGCAATGATGCAGTTCGGTCTTACATTGATGTCAACTCCCGGACCTTTCTTAAGTGCAGTAGGTACAGCAGGTAAAGAAGCACTTAAGATGTGGCAGGATATCAAGAAAGGCGATAAAGACGCGGCACAGGCTAAGCACGAACTAGCACTTAAGTACGCTACACTGGCGGACACTAGAGATAAAGCAGCATCTAGTGCTAAAGACAAGACTATCCCACTGTACTCTATAAATGAGGAAGGTAAGCTAGTAAAGACAACTACCAAGAGACCTCCTACTGAAGGAGAAGCCAGTAACATGAGGCTGTCTAATATGTCTAATTTGATTATGTCCGATAAGGTTGAAAAACTATCAGAAGAGGACGCGGAGAATCTAGCTCGTCATTACCAAGGGATACTTGGTGAGTATATGAAGGACAACTTTAAAACGGGTGAGCGTGAATGGCGTTCAGGGATGGAGAACCCAACTACAATCTACAATAAACTGGCTAAAATGTTCCCTAACAATGGGGCTATACAAAGCGCCAAAACATCGTGGAATACAGGCTCGGCCCAGGGCAAACGGAGAAGAGAGTACCAAGACGTACATGCGGATTTCCTAGCTTATCAGGATAACTCAGCAGTCTTCCGCAGGCATTTAAAAACAATTGGGCCGGATGTCACTACATGGTATGGTGGCGCCGTTAAGGCTGTCTCAGGAGCTATCTCACCATTTTTAACCTCTGAAGTAGAAGAAGGTGTTGATATGGACGCCATATCAGAGAAATACTTTAGAGAATTTGCTGGCGTTACGGACACTGGAAAGCTAGCAGGTAACGTACAGAAGACCTACACCATGGCGTACGGACTGGCTCGTGATTATATGCGAGTAGCTTTTGGTGAAAAAGGAAGAGCGTTGTCTGACAAAGATATGGAAGTAGCTATGAAGATGATTGCTAGTAGCATAGGCACTACTGCAACCCCTGGTACTATGACTGCTGCAATGGATGCGGCTAACGCGGCGCTCATGAATAAGCGGTTCAGGAATTACCAAAAACTATATAGCGTAGAGGGTAAAGGCACTGAGGCTTTACGTAGTGATTTCTTATTAAGTATGGACAAAGAGTACGCAGTAGCCCATGGACAAAGAGTGGGTGGTAAGTGGGCAGACGCTCTACCCGCTGAGTATGGCAACACCGGCTCCGGTACACCACCACCACCACCACCGCCAGATGATACGGGTACCCCGATGTTCACCAGTATAGATAAAAAGACCACTTTTAGCAACGCAAAAGACACAATGTTTAAGCTTCGGTCTATGGTACCTACTTTACGGGCACAGAATAAAGGCTCTGGCTTGAGTGATACTGCTCTCGTTAAGCAGTACCTAAAGGATAATTTCAGTGCAGCAGACGGTCTTAAGATACTGAAGATAATGAAAGGGGTTAAATAATACTATGTCATACCATACTATATTCGAGATAACAGACGACGATTTAAAGGAGTTTGAGAATAGAGTCCCTATAGATGCTAGAGGTAACTTTGGTACATTTACTACACGCTCGCGCCCCTCAGGAGAAGCAGTAGAGGTGCAAGTTGATGATAAAGAGGTATTTGGTGAAGATGATGAGGGCAGAGGGCCAGGAAGGGATATAGTCCAAGATGTGGGAGACGTCGGTGAATGGGTAGGAGATGTGTGGCAGAATGTATTTTCTGGAGTACCTGAAGAAGAGTCAGGGGTTAGTAACGAGGGTGCTCCTGCACAGATGCAGACAGACCTAGCTCACGTACCCGCAGACTCTACTCATTACGCTATTAAAGTAGCTTTAAGTAGGTATTACAAAGATGCTGCGGATAGTGGCCATGCTTTTGATGTATACCAAGATGATAACTCAGGTAAGTATGTATATACTGACCCTAACACAATGAAGCCTACGTGGATAGAACCCCCGGGCATTGAATGGGGGGATTGGGCAGACGACGGCGCTCTTATGGCCTATGAAATGGGCGCTAGTAGTATTGGCGCCATAGGTGGTTTCCTGGTGGGAGGCCCGCCTGGAGCAGTAGTCGGAGCCTCTACACTCTCAGGACTGACTACTGGTGTATATACCGCATCTGAATTATATGACCTATTGGAAAAAGGGTACCTAAACCCAGAGATATACGGAACCGCTGATAACCCTAATGATTCAGCTATAGCGGGTGAATCCAGTAAACAAGGCGGACTATCGATGGCGGGTAGTGTTATTGGTGATACCTTTGTGTGGGGAGGAACAAAAGCTTTTCGTAGAATGGCACAAACTAAGCCGTTTAAATCAGTGTTCCCAAAAACATCAGAAAGGTTATTCATTGATGACAGTATTGTAAAAGCTGTTAAGCTACAAAAGAAAGGGGGGTTATTTAAAGTAGCAGATAATGGGGTGTACCGAAGACTATCTGACGAAGACTTCTCCAAGCAGACAACCGCAGGTGTTCTTAAGACGTTAGCCAGGCGGCAGAGAATAGGTCTATGGGATAGGATGACAGGCGCCTCTGCAGCCGAGATTGCGGTAACCGGAGAAAAGCAGGCTGCTGGTAAAAGCACGCAGCAGTTTCCAGATTATTCAGAGATGACCCCTGAAGACGCTAGAAGGCTCGAGGAAATGTACCTAGGTGGAGAACTCAGCCCTACAGACGCTAAAGCATACGAAGAAATCGAGCAATTAAATGCTGCTGCAAGTAGAATGGAGGTATTTGAAGCTACGGCTGCTAATCAAAAAAGCACTAGCGCCCAACTACAGAAGAAATTTTACGAGAGAGCGGAGCACGTAAGAAAAAGATACGAGCTTTTACTTACAAACAGCGGTATAGATAAAGAGATAGCTAGAAAACTAGGCCAGCAGTTTGAGCGTAACTATAGTAGAGATATCCATAAATACGTAGTAGGTGCCCATACTGCTAGAATAGATGCTTTTCCTAATGACGTGCAACAAACATCCCGAGACTTAGCTGAGTTATTAGACGGTATGCTTTCTCACGCAGGAGACCCAGATAAGTTAGGTAAGAAGATACAGAGCATGTTAGGTCTCTCAGAAGGTATCTTTGATAATATGGTAAGTAAGCAGTACTTAGATATATTTGATGGTGAAATGCCCAACTTCCCACTAGATGATTTACTAGCAGGTGGCAGTAGTGTTAATAAGTGGATAGATAAACTAGACAATAACCTAGTCAATTTCTCAGATTCTAGTATTCCTTTCATTGAAAAATTCAAAGCAAACTTAGTACACCCAAAGGGAAGCACTCTTGAGGGTGAGTTTAAGACTATAAATTATGAAGCTCTTGACGACACCCTTAAATCGCTACGCTCACTGAAACGTGATATTTTTGCAAGCAATAAGGACAGAGTAAACAGAAAATTAATACTAGATGTTGAATCGGACTTACTAGCATTACGTACTAAAGTACTAGAAGAGGCTTCTGGTGGCGGTGACAGACTAAAACTAATACAAGAAACTGAACGCCTAGTCAGAGACGGTCGTGAAACTTTTGACAGAGGTCTTATAGGTAAGCTCCTATCAACAGACACGCCAACACACCAGTTGTTCAACATACTAACTAACGCAGGTTCCGCAGACATAGGCTACATTAAAGGGCTGCTGGAAAATTACGTGGGAACCTCTGTTAGTAAAAAAGGACCAAAACCTCTAAGTAAACTGGATACAAACAGCGGCCAAGATTTATACAACGCCATGAAAGACGCTTTTTACACTGATTATTGGGATAAGGTAGTCAAACAGGAGTTAGACTTAGGTGAGGGGGCTGATATATTAGGCATACCAAGAGAATTCTCAGCGTCCGGTAAAGCTGCCCACGTTAGGTGGGCAAAGAGAAATATGAAGTATGTCGAACAGTGGCTAGACCCAGAAGATGTAGTCATGTTTAATGACGCAGGCTTCTTATCTAATACAATTCTAAAAGAGAAAAGGGCGCTACAGCAACTACAGAAGCAAACCGGAATTAAAGACCAAGTAGGTATATTCAACGCTACCTACGGCCCAACAGCAGTCCGATATGACAAAACACATGAGATATATAGTTTATTGCATGACGGTGATACAGGCGCGGTAAATAAAGGAGCAGAAGCAATTGTAGATAAGTATAAAGCACTTATATTCCACGATATGCAGAAAGCAGTGCTTGCCCCTAACCCGAAAACAGACCCTAATATGCTAGGGGATGTAGTTGTTAAGCATTTAGAGTTTGAGTCTTATGTAAACAGTAGAAGAGACTCTATGGCCTTATGGTTAGGTGCTGATGCGATGAAAGAAGTAGATGACGTAGTAGAGTTGTCCCGTATGGCACAAGTATGGAGAACTAACCGTCCTGACGACTCAGGTAATAAAATTTCAAATGTCCTGAATGACGTAGCTAGAGCGTATGTAGGTATGTTTACCAGGCCGGGCCGTATGCTTACTGCAGGTAAGCGACTACATCAAAGGAGTGCAGAAATAGGCACTGTAGAGAAACTACTAGATGCAGAACTATCCGCAAAAAGAATCACGTACGGCGAGGTTAGCCTATTTAAAAGGCTGGTGCGTCAGATGTACGCGCGCCAAGGTATTAATTTCATAGGTAACGAGCCACAAGAAGGCGCAGAGCCTATAGTTTTAGACTTTAGTGATACCGATTTAGAGGAATTTCAACAAGGATACAAAGACGGCGGCGTAGTACACGACTACCAGCTGCCTACTTTAAATCGACCTGATTATATGGATG